CAACGAAGAACTATTCGCGTCGTTTGAGAATGACGGGAACCAGGAAGGCGAAGGGCTTACATGGTCAAGCAAGAGGGGAGCCCCTGATGACACTAAGCTTGTAGAATGGCCATATAGTCAACGATACATGGATGAGCCGTGGTTTCTAAACGAATGCTACTTAGATACCTCTGGTAGATTTGGAGACTGTACTTATCATATCCCAGTCAGCCGCATAAAGGAAGTACAAGAACGGCAAGGGGAGGAGGCTATATGCGAAAAGCCAGTGCCTATACAGTAATCTTCTGGGACATGGAATATAGCGACCACATGATAGCCAAATGCAAGTGGCANGGATACTATATCCCGCAGAGAGGCTGACATGGTTATCAATATCTTCAAGTACCAGATCATAATACACAAACAGCCCCCTCTTGAGCTATGCGTATATGGCGGGAGAGTGACATCGATATACTCTGTCAATCCTCTATCGGAACAAGACAGAGAGAGAATATACGAGCATGGCGAGGTAGATCCTCACAAGACAATTCTTCCCAGCAAGCTGCTAAGCGACTATTGGAAGCTTTGCTTGCGAAAGGATCAAAAACACTTTCGCTATCACAACAATATACAACAAATTGGAGGCTATAGAGCCTCTACAAGGGGAGGAACATGAACAGACTATTTAGATACATTGCTGCAATTAAGGGCAGCAAGAGGCAGAAAGAGATTGCAGTCAAGAGGAATGCCTTTTACCAAAAGTGCATGGGCTGTGAATACTCTGTAGTAATCAAGCCAGACGCTGTCAAATGTATCTGTGGCAACCGTAACCCTATCAGGACACGAAGCTACGGGGGCATTATTGGTGAAATCCTGAAACCCTGCAATTACAAACCCTCAAGATGGAGGCAGCATGCTTAAATCTCTCGTAATAATAGCCTTAACAATACTGCTTTACGTGGCAGTGCTAACGGCGATGATGAGTGCAATGATGTCGCCTAATAGAGCGACAATAGATTACATTTACAGCATCGCCCCCGCAATCACTATACTGGGAGCATTAGGGATAGTGTTAATAGCCATGACAACAGCCTTTCTTACGGTCTACGGACTGTTCAAGGCATGGCCTTGGCTACTTAGATGATTTTACAACCGCCCACCTCAGACCTCTATGGTCGACAGGGCTCTAGCGAGAGTGTATGTTTCCTCCTTGCATATGCTCTCGCACTATTTAAACAAAGAGGAAAGTATTAGCGAATCCCGCTTAGGGTAGTAATATGATGGGGAAGTACCGTCAGGCTTGGCAAGCCGTCACTGCACACAACAAATAGGAGGTTCCTATGGGAATCATCACTATTAAAATCGCCCGATTGGGCACAACTACAATCGAAGTAACTGTGGAGTCTGGCTCCACTGTAGCACAAGCCCTCAATGCTGCAGGCGTAACCGTAGACAATGCCACACAGTTGCGATTCGATGGACGAGTCGTTGAAGCCAATACCAGCCTGAATGCCTCCGGCACCCTTCTGCTGTCAAAGCAGATCGCTGGCGCAAACTAATCCTGGCGACAACACAATCCAACCAAGGGGTGATGGCGTAAGCTGTTGCCCCTATTTTCCTTAAGAGAGGAGAAGATGAAGAAGAAATACAGCAACACTACATACTGCGCAAGTTTTAAGGCACAAGCCCTCGCACATGTTGCAAACGGGGCCAGCATATATGGAACCGCAAAAGAATTCAATGTAGCTTTTAGCACCATAAAGCAATGGTGCCGCCAGGCACAGATGCCTATCTGTAGCCGTGAACTCACAGAAAAGCAGCAAGAGATCTGCAAAGATTACATGGAGTCAGATCTCACAAAGAAAGAGATATCCATGAAATATCAGGTATCAGAAGGCACGTTCAGACACTGGCTCAATAAGTACAGAGTCATTATGGACTCCAACATAATCTCTACAACCAATGCAGACAGAGTAGAGAACTATGCCACAGTGCGCCCTACTGAACCAGAAGTTCGAGAGAAGACATTGGCAGCAGTGTACAACAACATAGATGACAACGGGAATATTTACGGACTCAAAACAAACAAACGGTGGCTAGAACTGCCAGAAGAAGGTGAGTAATGTGGATATACATAACCTTTGCTATTGGCTTTAGCATAGCACTTTTTGTTACACTGATGGCAGAACAGCGTCGCTGGTATAACGCTATAGGCGCTTGCGTTGCTGGCGCTACATGGCCGCTATGGATGTTGATTATGATAGTGCTAGTTGTTTTAATAATAGTGGGAGAGTTGATAGACTATGGAACCCCTGATTAAACTACTTATAGCAGTGTACAGAGCCTCACTAGTAGTATACTCATTGCTAGCAACAAGTTTAACCATCTACTACGCAATACAAAAAGCTCAGGGGATAAGCACGCATTACAATTTCATAGCAGCATTACTGCTTGCAGTAATATGCGTTACCCTGATAATACTAGAAGACACATAACATTTAGAGGCATAGGTTGTTGCAACCAATGAACTTATGCCTCTAAACTTAACTGAGGAGAATCCAATGCGTAGAGTTTAGCCCGATGCTTGTGAGCATTGCAGCCATAATATATTAGCAGAAACACTAAAATACTAAGGGAGTAAACATGATTAAACACCTTCAAAGTATCGTATTGCATGCTTGCTTTGCAGTATGGGTAGAAGCGGGCATGTTTCATCACGACTTCTTAGCATATCTGGAAGACGAGATAGACGCAAGGTCTAGCTCTCAAAAGCTATACAAAGAAAAGGGCATCATCTTGCCACATGTCGTAATATTTAGATCTGTTCAGAACTCGTATTGCGAACGCTATGTTGAGCCACTAACTATATCGTACTTCCCTGGAGAAATATCAGAGTACTGTAGCGATATGATAGACTATCTATTTGCATCTATGGCACAGATACACGAGCTTCCAGGCATATACTATGAGCTAAGAATGTTAACGCTTGTAGTGCTTGGAGAGTACGAGAAGATAATAGAGTCAATAGCCGATGCTGAAGAGAATAGCCAAATAGCTATGATTGATTGGATATCCAGATATGAAGCAGTAGTAGAAGCATCTGGTTGCATTCTGCCTACCAAGTGAGGCAACAACATGAACTGCCCAATATGTAATACCCCAAAATTCAAAGTTATCTTGGACATAACTGGAGACTATGCCACCTGCTCTAATAATTATTGCGAGTTAGGTGGCACTCCAACCTACATTTCAGATGTGATCAACATGTTAGCAGAATTAGTGGAAATCAGACAAGACTATATCCCGTATACTGTCCATGACCATGTACTAGAGCAACTAAATGACGCTGGAAACATAATAGATAGCCAAGAGCGAACCATATCAGATCTTGAGGCAGGAAGAGATGAGCTAGAAGATCGGGTACATGAACTTGAAGACATTATCTATGACCTCGAAAAACAAATAAAAGACCTAATTAGGAGTAATGATGAAACTGATTAAATACCCCAGTATCGATAACTACAGCGAAAAAACCTTGCATGGTTTACGCAAGCACCGGAGAACGGGATTACAAGACTTGATCTTCTCGGTGACAGAAAAGATACATGGATCCAACTTCTCAATCTATTCAGTGAATGGATCCGAGATAAGATATGCTAAACGGAGTAACTTTCTTGGGAACGAAAGCTTCTTCAACTTCCAAGAGGTTATGGATAAACACAAGACCAGCATAACCAATCTTACAAAGCAGCTACACAATAATGGATTACAACATGTAATCATCTATGGTGAGCTATGCGGAGGGAGCTATGCTGGAGCACCTAAGAACCCACACGCCAAGCAAGTTCAAAAAGAAGTACAGTACTCGAACAACAACGAATTCATCATCTTCGACATAGCATTTGTCGATGGCGACAAGATGTTCTACTTAGATCAAGTACAGGTTGAAGAGCTGTGTAATCAGCACAAACTAGATTGTGTACGCCATGAGTACATAGGGACATTAGCTGGATGCTTAAACTATGCAGAAAGCAATCTCAATCGTAACTCAGTTATCCCAAATATGTTTGAACTACCAGAACTGCCTTCAAATCCGATAGAAGGCTTTGTAATCAAGCAGATCAACGGTGGGACACAAGAAGCTGATAAGCGTATTGTGTTGAAAGTAAAGTCGCTAAAGTTCAAAGAAAAGAATGCTGAAAGAGACAAGACTCCAAGAGAGAACAACTTCTTGGATTATTCTCTGGTACAAGAACATTTGAATATCAACAGATTTAACAGTGCTACGTCAAAATATGGCGAGTACACGATAAAAGATTTTGGACAGATACTGCAACTCATAGCTGAAGACATAGCTATTGAAGCNTGGAGATTCCAAATAGCAAACAACTGAAAGCTATGGTGGCTCAATGGATGAAGGCCAATAGCAAAGATATTTTCTAATAGGAGAACAAATGTACGCAATCACCAACTGGGCAACGCTCCCAAATCTCTATGCCAAAGCAGACACTTTAAAGATTAGTGAGCACTATGATGATGTCATAGTAGTCGAACAAATTCCACAGGGATACACAATGGAAGTCCTTGGAACAGAAAACGAAGTAAGGTTTATATCACTACACAAGATCCAAGATGAAGTAGCGGTTACAACAGACTCCAAACAAACAACACTCGTTGAGGCTGTAGCAGCTCTTAACCTTGGATACAAGGGATCAAGAAAGCTGCACGTAACCTATGATCCACTATTAGTCGTAGGCAATGCAACTACAATCCTACTTAAAACACAAGACGCCCCACAAAACAGCACTTTCTCAGTGAAAGGCTTTAATGTATCCGATATCAGAAACTTCTGGGATTCGGGATCATCTACAACGAGAGGGTACTACAATGATACTCTCTTGTTCCACGGGACAGAAAACAAAATATGGTCAGGGGTATATATTTCCGCGAAGCAAGGCTTGTTATGGCTTATCAACGAGATCATAGCTGCCCTAGATAACCCCATCCCAATCAAAGAAGATAGCTCAAAGATCATAGAAATGATCTCTTCAATGCTCCAAGAGAAAGAGAAATCCCTGGCAGACAGAATCAATCAAATCCAAGATTCCATCAAAGAGATCACTTCTTCATTGACAGAAGAAGTAAGAGCATTCGAAAGATCCAAGATTGCCCAAGCCACACTGCAAAGCTACGGCGCTGATAAGAAAGCGCTAGCAATTAGAGAAATCGACAACATAAAGAAACTTGCTGGAATTGACAGAGCATTCTGCAACAACAACAAAATCTGCGCTATTACGCTACCAATGGTATCATCTTCAAAAGACCACAAGATCTATCTCGGCAGAGTAGCAATAGAAGTAAACATACGCAACTCATCTGTCTTGATCTTTCCAGTGGACATTGCTGTTAAAAACACAAAAGCACATCCACACTCAAGCCAAGATGGCAACGGGAGCGTATGCCTTGGCAATATTACTGGAGATCTTGCTAAGATGATAGGAGAGTACGAACTATCTTCAGCATTTTCTCTTATCATTGCATTCATTGAAACCTTTAATGAAGCTGACGCATGGGGATCATCATATGCTCTGTGGCCCAGAGTAGTAGATGGTAAGATCGTGTTCCCGGAAGAATTCGAGAAGCGCTGGATTGTTGGTGGCGTAGTAGAAGAAGGTATGACAGTATGAAGCCGACAATATATATCACCAGGCAAGCATACAACCGCGTAAGAGCCATTGTACAGGCTAGCGACCTTGAAGTCAGCATGCTAGGCGAAGTAGAAGTAGAAGACAAGAACATCATCATAACAGAGATTCACATCCCTAAACAAACCAGAAGCCCTGCATTCACTGAAATCGTTCATGACGGGATCAGCGAATTGCTTGAAAGCGGAGTAGACCCTAGCAAGATCAAGTGCTGGATTCATAGCCATGTGAACATGGGTGTATCGCCATCTGGACAAGATGTAGCGCAAGCCAAAGAATTGATGAAAGACTCTGACTGGTTCATGCGTGGCATCTTCAACAAGAAAAACGAGTATACGCTATCAGTACATTGGAACAACTTTGTTGTTGATTGCGATCTATTGATTCTTGAAGACGACGATGAAGACATCGAAGCCATAAAGAAAGAGATCCAGGAAAAGACAGTTGTAAGAGCAATCACCAGTGGCTGGACAAAGCCACCAAAAACATACTATCCTGGACACACACAAGAAGCCGAAGAAGAACTCTTCGATGATTTCTATGGAAACTACAAGAAGAAACTAACCTTCGAAGAGTTCAAAGACAACTTTGGCATCGAAGTAAGCGCAAAAGAGATCTATTCTAAGTGGATAGAGTATCAAGCAACTTACAAACCATAACATCATAAGGGGGCTGAAATGCTCCCTACTTATTAAAATAGGAGTATCAATGAATACAGTCAATACAGTTCGCATGACAGGACTATTTAAGCGCCCATTAGAAGATGTAACAATCATAGGGGTGGGAGCTATCGGCTCTAGGTTAGCAATAGAGCTAGCAAAAGCAGGAGTGCCATCTATGACGCTATATGACCCAGACATAGTTGAATCTCACAATGTATGCAATCAGGCATTCGACCATACAATGCTAGGTATGTTCAAGACAGATGCTACAAGAGCTATGGTTATGAACAATGGATGTCTTGACGTAGATGCTAACAAATGCTTATACATTAACCAACCAATATATGGCACAGTGTTCCTGTGTGTAGACAGCATGAAAACACGCAAGGCAATCATGGAAGCATTCAAGCTGAAGCCACATGTCACCAGAGTCATAGATACTCGCATGGGCATAGACGAAATACGCTGCTATAGCGTAGAAAGAGACAGATTTAGCGACTGGTTCGACAGAAGCGACTATAGTGACGAAAATGCTGAAGTATCTGCATGCGGCACAGTGTTAGCAGTAGGCGCAACAGCAGGGCTTATAGCCTCTGTAGCTACTTGGATATACATGAAACCATATATGGAAAAGAAAACAGAGTTTGAAGTCATAATGTCCGCAAATATGTTCAGCATATACGCGGAGGAATAGCATGACTACAACAGAAGCATTAAGAGCTATTAAAGCAAGCCCTGATAAAAGAATTGAAGTAGAGCTATCTGAACAAGCAGCAATGTCATTTCCCAACGACAAATTCCAATCTGACGTACTTGATATAATACTGCGTAAGAAAAAGCAAGCTAAAGCATACTTGGTTATCCACTGGAACGATCCATGCGGAATAGGAATAGAATGCTTTGCGACAGATGGATACTCAAGAGCTTGGAATGGAAGAATCAGGGAACATCAACTTAAATTTATGCACTTTAAAGATAAGTTTGACATAGAGGCGATGATATGACAGAGACAGAGATTAGAAGAAGATTATCGGGCAAGAATAAGATTGAGGGATTCCTAAATAAGAGCATGATTGACGTCATAAAGATAAGGCAATTTTGGGAACTCTATGCTAGAGAAATCGAAAGAATGCATAAAGAGCGTGGATTACTGAGAGTAACAGTTTCTCTTAACCATGCAGATATGCTGGAGATAACATTTTCAAGCGAAGATGGTTGGAAATGTGTCGGCAAATTCAATATGATCCAGATGGAAATTGATGCTTTCACCTGTGTCAGAGATGACATTGAGGCTATGATATGAAATACGAAGATCTTCATAATATATGGCTAATGGATGGCGGAAAGAAGCAGGTACTTGTTCAAGTATTTGACAAAGAAAAGTTCCTCATAAACTGTGCAAAAAAGTATGCAGAAGAGATACACGCTTTGCCGTCATACATCCCAATGGTCTTAGAGATAGCTGACATGAGTGAAGGCTTTCTTGCCTACCGCATGACAAATGATACAGCAAAATACTTCTCCAGAAAATGGTCTGGCTCGATATTCGAAAACTCTCCAAGGATAGAGTCACTTAGGCTGCATACTGGAAATGGATTAGATGTGGAGTTAATGATATGACAAAAAGAGAGATGATGCAAGCAGTTGGCCCAACGCCAAAAGCTCTTTGCAAATTAGCAGTATTGTCACCTGCTATAGATGATATTTGTATATACTGTCCTGAATTTGTAGACGACATAAGGAGACTCACGAAAGAGAAGAAACCACTGTTGCTTCTGATAGAATGGGATTCAGACAGAGGAAGGTACTGGGCTAAATATAGCAAGCGTGATGGCTGGTCTAGAGACTGGGGCTCAAAAGTTAGAGAAATAGAGTTGCAGCATATGACATGGTTCCAAAACAACAACTTTGATATTGAGGCCATGATATGACATTACAAAAGCTATTATCGGTAATAGGGGCAGATCCACCAAAGAAACAATCAGCATTCATAAACATAAGTAGAAGCATACTTTATTCTGATGCTTGCTTAAATGCAAATTTTCTGGATGATGTTAAGAAAATGTTTGCAAAATATGGCAAAGCAACAGCAAGAGTATACTGGGATGATGACGCAGATGATGACGCAGATGATGACGCAGATGATGACTTCTGTCAGGTTTACATGGAATGCGACCTAGCTAATGGGTGGACAACCGGCTGGAACGGGGTCATTGACAATGCAGAAGAATTAGCATGCTATGAATTCATAGACGCTGGAGATATTGAGGCCATGATATGACACTAAAAGAAGCTAAAAAAATAGTGGAAGCGAGCAATGAGAAAAGCGTAAAAGCAATAATGCTGCCATCATCAGCACGTGACCCCGAATGCGGTTGGGGTAACGACTTCATAGAAGACATCGAAGGAATGATCAGAGCTAACAAGCCATTGATATTCCGCATAACATCTAATGAAGCTGGTCAGCTCATATCGCGACATTCAACAAAAGATGGATGGGCTCGCAATTGGTGGGGAGTAATGAAAGAAGCACATCTTGAGCATGTAATGTTGGGAGATGGTCATCTAGGCTTAGATGTGGAGCTAATGATATGACACCAAAAGAATTCGAGGCACTCCCAAATAGGCCAGTCAAGGTGATGATAAAAAAAGGCATGATAGATGTAATCAATGGTTACAGATCGCCAAGCTGGGCAGCGCGAACACTTAGAGGCATATTGGAAAACGCAGGAAGCTATGTATGTACAATGTATAATCCTGAAGAGGGTGAGCTCCAGCACTACTTGCGGTTTAAAGATGGCAACTTCTGGATATCATCAAAAATGTGCTGGTACATAGAACTACTAACGAAACAAGATATCGAACTGATCATATGATATGCGGTCTGTAGGCTAACTAATAACAAAGGAACAAGCATGGCAAAGCAAGAAGAATTGCTTACATTCGCCCAGAAGAAACACTTGCATAGGATTATTACAGAGTTTCAGAAGAAATTTGGCTTAGATCAGTTTAAGCTCGACAATCTGATTCTCATTAACGATCACAATCCACAAGACTCGCAAACTGTAGCTAACATAGCTATAGACTTGCAATACAAAACATTCGCAATTAGGATGTGGCTGGCTGGTATGGGCGGCAACTTTGAAGTCGTCCAGAAAGCCCTAGTGCACGAGCTAACGCACTTATTTTTACACGACATGCAGTCATACAATGAAATGCTTGCACGTCATCAAGCAGATAGATTGTTCAAAATTGAAGCGCATGAGCTGTATGAAACAATAACATACAGACTCTCACCATATCTTGAAAAGATACTTTTCAAACAACCAACTAAAAAGAGGTAACAACATGACCAACAAACCAATTGCAGCATCCGAACTAGTAGCAAGGTTCCAAAAAGCCATAGACAAGTATGGCGACTATGATGTAATAGTGCAGCTCCCAAATGGCAAGCTGTCTGATGACTTTGATCTTTCATTCTGGACAGCAACTCTTGACCCAGAGAAAGCTCAATATCTGAAACACAAACTGTACTTCGTAGGATCGCAAACAAAAGTCTTTAAGATCAAATGCAACTAATGGTGCAACATCGTGGCCATCTTAAGCCANCTCAAGTAATGACTCTAGGCGATCCATACACAAGAGTCAGAATATTGCTTGACAATGGCGAGTACATTGAAAAGATGGTACACAACTCTAACCTACATTACGTAAACACAGAGGAAACAAATGATCAAAACTCAGAAAGTCCAAGTGGACTGGTCGAAGATGCCCAAGGGGATAACGTGGTACTTCATAGGAGCNCCCAANACAAGAAAAACAACAGTCGCAAGCGAATGGTCAGAAAAGGGCGCTGATGGCGTCCTTATTATTGACACAGACTTAGGCACAGACTTTGTAGAAAATGCCAACAGAATATCAGTAACGTCACTAAACCCTCCANTGAGAGTAAGAATGCTGAATGGGCTCCCAGCTCTTGACAAAGATGGCAAGCAGATTGTAGAAGTTGTTCCACCACTTGAGCGTGGATTCCATCACAGAACTGGAGCACTAGCTGGGACACCAATGGAAGTATACTCTTTAGCAGAAGTTGTCTATGACTTGCTAGAGAACTTCAGAGAATACAATGTAGATACAGTAGCTATAGATACGGTAGACATGGTAAACGAGTGGATAGAATACGAGATCTCCCCAGACGGGATGGGTACCAAAGGATATGGTACAGATTGGTCTCAGGCTAAAACTAAGAACATGGATATCATGCTAAAGCTACAACAGCTTATCAAGAAAGAAGGTGCAGACCTAATCTTGATATCTCACAGTAAGAAGTCTACAGAGGTAGATGGCAAAGTACAACTTATGCCAGACTTACCATCTGGATTAGCCGGCAAGATGTGTGCAAAAGCAGATGTCATAGGCTATACCACCATAGACAAGAAAACTGGAGATGCTTATATGTCATTCGTGGGATATGATGAGAGAAGCGTAGGTTCACGCTTGCGCCCACTAAGTGGGAGGAACATAAAATTCAGCTATGAAGCTATAAGACAGACAATAATCGGTTACAAGGAGTAACGATGTCATTTGAAAAATTTGGGAAACCAAGCGGAGATTACTCTGCAATCGAAGAAAAGATTTATGAAGCTCAAGTAGTGGACTTCGTAGAAGTAGACAACCCAAAAGTGCTAGCCTATGCTGACTTTGCATTAGAAGTCAAGTATGATGTTAAGGATATCCCATTCCCTCTGAAAAACACAATCTATGTCAAGTTTGACAGACTCCCCAATGGAGACTTAAACCCAGCTGACGACAAAAACGGCTGGAGATACCAACTCTATAACTTGTTTGAAACACTTGGGTATGATGGTGGATACGACTCACAAGGCAGATTCAGAAATGAAAATGCTGAGTTTGCTGAGATGGGAGAAGAGTTGGCTAAGCATATAGTCAACGGTAATACAAATGGATACCCGTATGTAGTACACGTCTACAGAGATAAGAAGGGATTCTTGGCGGTAAACAAGCGAATCTACAAAGCCAAAGATAAGGGTAAGCTAGAGTCTTGGGTAAACAAGAAACCTAAAAGCACTACGCACCCACAGCAACAAGTTTCAGGAGCTCCCAAGCTTTGAAATGGTATTATGAAATAGCTATCAGCGAGCCTCGTAAAAGGGGTTCGCTTATTTCTGTTGAAGCGATGCCTAGCCTGATAAAAGAGCATGGCAAGCTAACTGACCTGTATAGATCAACATACTTGTACCCAGAAACAGCAGTAGAGCAGATCTCAAAAGATGGCTCAACTAAGCATTACATTGGGCAAAGATGGATACAGTATGTACCAATAGATATAGACAGAGGCAGTGATACTGATGAAGCTTGCAGGCTAAGAACACTAGAGATAGTGAATAAGCTTGAGTATATGTATGCTCTTAGNGATACTAACTATCGCGTNTACTATAGTGGCACTGGATACCATATAGATATAGCTGCTTCTGTGTTTGGATTCGAGCCACACGCAGACTTGCCAGCTATTGTTAGTGCTACTATGATGTCGATGTTCCCACAAATAGATAAAGCCATATACACCAGGACTGGATTGTATAGGATTAACTATAGCAAGAACAGTAAAAGCGGTAGATATAAGATTCCCATAGAGAGATACCAATTAGAAGAACTGCATGCTCCAGATATTATGAAGATAGCTGAAGAGTACCCAGAGCTTACTGGTAACGAAGACCATGATGAGTTAATGGGCGAACTGATGGGGCAGCATCAGCTAAGAAATCTTATTGTATCCTCACTGCCAGATCAAATGCAATATCTGAAAGTTGCAGAGCCCATAACAATAGCTCCATGTATTCAAGCAATATACAATAGAGGCCCAGTTAAGGGTTCCAGAAATGTATCGTCAATGAGAATAATCTCACACTTCAAGAGGAATGGAATACCATTCAAGGCAGCAGTAGCATCTATGTTGGCATGGAATGAGCAAGCTGGAGCTGACGCTTTGCCTGCGTCATCAATCATACTCCATACAGAGAATGGCTACAACAGGAACTACAAGTATGGGTGCAGTGACGCTATACTCAAGAAAGAATGTAATACGCGCTGCATATACTTCAAGAACAAGGATTACAACGTGGAATTATACGATACCAATGCTATGTTTGCTGAGCTTGAGAAATCAATACAGAAGCGGAAGAATGGCAAATACCTAGATATCGCAGCAATGATAGGACAACCAGATGTAGATTGTGCAGTATTCCCAGGGGAGCTGGTTACTGTATTCGGGCCAACAGGTAGTGGCAAAACCGCATTTGTGCAACACCTCATATTGGGGATGAACATGGTTACTGGCAGAATAGATCCCACACTCCAGCTTAACACAATCTATCTATCTCTTGAGCTTGGTGTTGCACTGATGGCTCAGAGATTCTCTCAGATAGCTGGAGGCTACACTAAGTCATACGTAAGAGCATATCCAAAAGAAGTACGCAGCAATGTAGAAGGTCTTATCGGCAATGTTCAAATACGACTTGTATCTGGCAACATCAAAGAGATTCAAGAGATTGTAAGACAGCTAAGTCCAGAAGTATTAGTAGTAGACTATCTAGATCTAGTAGAGTCTAATGAGCGTGGTGAATACGAAAAGCTAAAAGAGATAGCTCATGGGCTATCTGCAATAGCAGTCAATAGCGACATAATAATTATAGAAGTGGCACAAGTACGCAGAGAGAACGCCAGAGAACACCAGCTAGACTTGTATGCTGGAAAAGGTAGTGGAGCTATTGAAAATGCTTCACGTAAAGTCATAGGCTTAAACGGTCAATCTAATGATCCCCATAAACACGTACAGATATTCAAAAACACTGATGGGGAACTATTAGAAGCTGACTTATACCACGATGGATCTACACTTAGATTCTCAGTGCTAAATAGGCCAGAAACAGAGACCCCTGGGTTTGGGAGGCTATAAGTATATGCCTNGGCCAATAACCCCCCAGGAATGGCTCGTATGGAAGNTTAAATGGCTATTACAGAGGTACCATAATGAGAAAATGTAGCATGTGCGAGAGAACTGAATTAGATGATGGATACATAATATGCCTTGACTGTGGTGCGCCACTTGTTACGCATTCTGGATACAGTAGCGAAGATGCCGATGATGGCATCTTTGCTGAGTGCAAGACAGTGAAAGACCCAATCATAGCATACATGGGCATAGACATTGGTAGAAATGGTGGAACAGCTATGCTGATTAGAAGCTCTTCTATAGAGCATAAGATGCCTACAATGCTGGTTCCCAAAACAGCCAAGAAGAAGATAGACATTAAGAAACTCATAGATAGACTCTGTCATGCAGCTGAAGAATGTGATAGGTACCAGATAGAATTACACTTCATATACGAAAGAACTAGCTCTATGCCACATGAAGGGGTAACTTCAGCATTCACATTTGGATACTCATCTGGTGGAGTAGTATATACTCTTGAGACACTTGCTAGAATGTTCCCTGATACGGTAAACATACATCAGGTATCTCCTGCTATGTGGAAAAAGCATTTCGGACTCATAGACTCAGAGCAATCTAAATATCAAAAGAAGCTAGCTTCTGTTAGATATGCTAACGAAAAACTAAACAAGAAATTCAAAAACACTGATGATGGCATGGCTGACGCACTTCTCATGGCACACTATGCTAGATACATCGTAGAGGAACAACATGAAGATAACTGATAATGCAATAACTGTATTGCAAAAGAGATACTTCAAAGAAGGCGAAGACTGGGACAAGCTAGTAAGAAGAGTAGTTAATGCCATCACAGAGAACAGCCAACTAAGAGAAGCATACTACAACGCTATCTTTAACCTAGAGCTATTGCCGAATACCCCCACCTTGGTTAACGCTGGTACAAGCATGCAGCAATTATCGGCATGCTATGTGCTCCCAGTAGAAGACAATATCCCATCCATATTTGATGCAGTAAAGAATGCTGCGATTATACACAAGAGTGGCGGAGGTACTGGGTTCTCTTTCAGTAAGCTTAGAGAATCTGGTGACTCTGTAAAAACTACCAATGGAGTATCTTCTGGCCCAGTAAGCTTTATGAGAGTATTCAATGAAGCTACTGGGGCAATCAAGCAGGGTGGAGTGCGCAGAGGTGCCAACATGGGTATACTGAACATAGACCACCCTGACATAGAAGAGTTCATCAAATGCAAGGCAGATACAACTCAGCTAACAAACTTCAACATATCCGTAGGGATAACAGATAAATTCATGGAGGCAGAGAAATACGATGAAGAGTTTGATCTGATTAGTCCAAGGACTGGAGAACGAGTTGGTACAGCTAAAGCTAGGTATCTGCTAGAACTAATAGCAACATATGCTCATAAGAATGGGGAACCAGGGATCATATTCTTGGACAGGATAAACAGAGACAACCCTACCCCACATATTGGAGACATAGCTGCTACTAACCCATGCGGAGAGATACCACTGCTCCCCAATGAAGCATGCAACCTAGCATCTATCAATCTGAATGCTGTCATAAAAGACAAGCAAATCCTGTGGGATAAGCTAGATCAGTTATCAAGAGTAGGCACAATAATGCTCAATGATATCATAGACGCCAATGCATTCCCGCTTCCAGAGATAGCTGAAGCAGTAAAAGCTACACGCAAGATCGGTTTAGGCGTAATGGGTTGGGCAGACATGCTTATCAAGCTGAGGTTACCGTATAACTCTGAAGAAGCTAGGAAGCTAGCCTCAGAGGTAATGGAGCGCATACAGTTTACAGCATTGAAAACATCAGAAGAACTCGTTAAGTACTTTGGAGCGTACCCAGAGTGTAATGGAGTAATGAGAAGAAATGCAACTGTTACATGTATCGCACCAACTGGAACCATAAGCATGATAGCTGGGTGTAGCTCAGGNATAGAGCCAGTATTCTCTCTGTCTTACACAAAGACTGT